ATGGGGCTAACCGTCAACGGCTCCGGCGTGGCTCATCTGCTGCCGGGCGAAAGCCTGGAAATCGTCAAGCCGGCGCATCCGGGCCTCGCGTTTGAAGCATTCCAGGGCGCACTCGTGCGTAAGCTCGCGGCGGCGCTGGGCACGTCGGCAGAGAGCCTGTCGCGCGACTTCTCGCGAGCCTCCTATGCGTCCGCGCGGATGTCGCTCCTCGACATCTGGCGGCATTTCCTCCGAATGCGCGCCATGCTCATCACGCAGTTCGCAATGCCGTTCTTCGGCGCGTGGCTGGAAGAGCAGATCGACAGTGGGCGCATCCCGCTCCCTGATGGCCGCATTGGTACGTTGGAGGACTTTTTGCGGCTGCGGCCGGCGCTCGTGCGCGGAACCTTTCATAGCTGGGGTATGCCGCAAGTCGATCCAATCAAGGAGCGTAAGGGGCAAGAGCTGGCACTTGCGGCCGGGCTTACGACGCTGGCCGACGAGGCAGCGGCGGAGGGCAAGGATTGGGAAGACATCATGGAGCAACGCAGGCGCGAGGCGGAATACGCCGCGGAGCTTGGATTGCCCAATCCCTATCCCGATCCGGCGTCAGTCAATGCCGAAGTGACGCTTGGTGAAGACATCGGGGAAACGGGCGCTGCGGATCGCGCCTAAGAGACGGCTGGCCTTATCGTGTCTGCCCTCCGCGATCTGGCCGGCTGAGGCGCCCGCCCTCGCTGCTCCCCGTTGCCCGTAGGGCGGGCGCCACCTTAGCACTTGGGAGACCATCATGCACCACCTGCCACGGCTGGCGAGCCGGCTGTTCAATCGGCCGCTGCTCGCAACGCCGCATTATGCGCAAGTGATCGCGTCGGTGCTGGCGCCCCGCATAGGCGTTCAAGCGCCGCTATCGCCGGCAGAGTATGGCGTGACGGAGCGGCCTGAACGGCTGCCAATGCTGACGCAGGCCGGTGTGTATGTTCTGCCCGTTACCGGTGGCCTCATCCATCGCGGCGACCGGGTAGACGCGATGTCGGGCTTGACGGCGTATACATACCTCGAAAACGAGCTGAAGGCGGCGCTCGATAGCCGCGAAGTGAAGGCGATCCTGCTCGATATTGACAGCCCCGGAGGCGAGGCCGGCGGCGCTTTCGAGCTGGCAGACTCCATCCTGACCGCGCGCAAGATCAAGCCAATATGGGCGATTGCCAACACGCTGGCGTGCTCCGGCGCCTATCTCGTCGGGTGTAGTGCGGAGCGGTTCTTTGCGACGGTGTCAGCCCAGGTCGGATCAATCGGCGTTGTGACCATGCACGTCGATATGAGCGGCGCGCTCGAGAAGCGCGGGCTCGTCACGACGCTGATCTATGCCGGCCGGCACAAGGTTGATGGCAACCCATACGAGCCGCTGCCTGATGACGTGAGGGCCGACATTCAGGCGTCGGTGGATGAAACCTACCGGCTCTTTGTGGAACAGGTCGCCGCGCGGCGGCCCCTGACAGCGGATCAAGTACGAGCCACGGAAGCCCGCGTATACCACGCCGAAGCGGCGGTAGAATTGGGGCTCGTGGATCGCGTTGCGAGCTTCCAGGCGGTGTTGGCTGAGCTGGAAGCGGAAGTGCAGCCGGCGCTCGTGCAGGGCGCCTCACCATCTGCAAGAGGATTGTTGATGACGACGCAGACCACTGAAAGCCCTGCGCCCGCACAAGCGCAGGTCGAGGCTCTCTCTGCTGCGGAGCGGCAGCGGATCGAGGAAGAGGCATTTACTCGCGGCTACGTGCAAGGCCGCGCGGATGCTGCGGATATTCTTCTCTCGGCCGAAGCGGAAGGCCGTGAGAAAGCCGCCGCTCAGATCGCGCGCAATGCGAAGATAGGAAAGCAGGAGGCGATCGAGCTTCTGACCTCTCTTCCGAAAGAGGAAGCCACGAAACAGGGCGGGTTCCTGAACCGCCTCATGAGCCAACCCGGCAATAACCCGCAGGTGACCGCGGGCGGTGGGGAGACGGATCCCCAGGAGGAGCGCCGGAAGCAGCTCCGGCAGACCATGCAGGCCGTGAACCTCAAATATCGGAGGCAGTAACCTATGGGCAGCACGATTCCGCATCCCGCTTCGGGCGGGCCTGTCGGCGCCTATATCGACAACCCGCTTATCCTTCCCGGCAAGCCCATTGTGACCGCCCCGGTTACGATCGCCGGAAATCAGCAGCTCAAGGCCGGGTCCGTGCTCGGGGTTGTGACCGCCACGGGCAAGTACAAGCTCAGCGCGACCAATGCGAACGACGGTTCCGAAGTGCCGATCGCCGTGCTGGGCGAAGACTTGGACACCAGCAGCGGTGACAGAGTCTTCCCGGTCATCGTCGAGGGGTATCTGAACGAAGACGCCCTGGTGCTCGGCGAAAATCACACCCCCGACACGGTGCGCCTCGCGCTCCGCAAGGTGGGCATCCACATCCGCAAAATGAGCTATTCGGGCTAAAGGGGGCCACCGATCAATGCCTGGAATCGAGCAATTCCGTTACGAGACGTGGGAGTTGGATGAGATGGTTCGGGCCATTGAGCGTCCGAACCCGTTCCTCCTACGCATGTTCTTCCCCAACGTTCGCGAAATGGAGGCGGCCTCCATTGAGTTCGACGTTGTGGAAGGTGGGCGCCGGCTTGCGCCGTTCGTTTCACCGAAGGTGCAGGGTAAGCCCATGCGTTCGCGTGGCTATAAGACCATGCACTTCCGCCCGGCTTACATTAAGCCCAAAACGCTGGTCACTCCTGATCAGGGTTTTGCGCGTCGCCCAGGTGAGCCTTACGGCGGGCAGTTGTCGCCCCGGCAACGTATCGATCGGTTGGTGGCCGAGGCATTGGCCGAACATGACGAGATGATTACCAATCGTCTCGAAGCGATGGCTGCTGAGGCGCTCACGACGGGTTCGATCACGGTAGCGGGCGAAGACTACCCGACGGTGGTCGTCGAGTTCGGCCAAAACGCGAATCTGCGGAAAGAACTGGAAAGCGGCGACCAGTGGGATCAGTCCGACGCCGATCCGTTGGCGGACATCGAGGAATTGGCCCTCGATATTCGGCAGTACAGCTACGGCGCCGTGGCCGATACGGTCGTCATGGACGGTAAGGCCTGGAATTTGCTGCGGCAGCGGATCGCCAGCAGCGCCGACCTCAAGGTGCAATTCGATAATTCTCTCCGTCTAGGGTCATCGTCAGCGGAGCTTGGCCCGCGTAACGATGTAGACGGAGAGTTTGTTGGGCGCCTCGCTGGGCGGTTCGACGTCTACGTTTACGACGGCACTTACGAGGACGAAAACGGCGAAGCCCGGAAGTACATACCGGATTACCACGTCATTGTGGGGTCGCGGGCCGGTGTGCAGGGTACGCAATACTTCGGGGCCATATTGGATATAGAGGCTGGCCTTGTGCCGAGCCGGCATTATCCGAAGACGAATGTGCTGTTCGACCCGTCCGCCATCGAAGTGCTGTCGCAGTCGGCTCCGCTCGTCGCGCCGAAGCGGCCGAACGCGGTAGGCTGTCTGGTCGTCAAGACTTAGAGCAGCGGCGAAGGTGGCCAGTAACGCCGGCTAGGGCGAAGTGAGTTAGGGAGCGCCCCTCTCTGCCTCGCGCGGAGAGGGGCGAATTGTTTCACGCAGAACGTTTTCTCAGGAGATCGCGACATGGAAACCATTACGGTGGCTGCCGGTAAGGTCGTGACCGTTGGCAGCGCGGGTTATGTGAACGTGGCCAAGGGCGGCGAAACGATCAGGGTGCCGAAGTTCTTCGCAACGCAGCTCAAGCGTGACGGCATAGCTGAGGCATAGGAGGAAGAGGGAGAGCAAGAGGGCAGACCCCATGAAGGTGGAATTTCTCAAATCCGTGATTTTAAGGCCCGATCCGAAGAGCCGCGAAAAGCTGAACGCGAAGATCGGCGCCATACACGAGGTTGCGGATGACGTCGCGGAGCGCCTATTTGCTCGAGGCCTCGCGGTTCCGGCTCGTCGCGATGCGGAGGTAGGTGCGGAGCCCGTGCAGCACGTTACGCCGCCTCTGCCAGTGAAGCAGCAGCCGGCGCCGAAAGTGCAGTCGGCGCGGACGGTCGCAACCCGTGTGAAGACGGCCGGGCCGTTGGCGGTGCAGCCGGTTGAAGCCCCGGTCGCAGAAGGAGGCGGGCTCGCGGAGAAATTGTCGGGATGAGTTTCGGCCGGCCATTTCCCAACTTGGGGAAATGGTCAGCCGTCCGAGGCTCGCTGGCGGTACGTCACCGTTAGCGGGCGCCCTCCTTGGGCGTTTCCTCCCTAGACTTGGACCGCTCGGGAACCCGGGCGGTCCCTTTTTCGTTGGGGGCGCGGGATAAATGAGCTGGTTCCAGGCTTTTGCCGACATGGACGCCGAATTGCTGGATGAGTATGGCGAACGTGTGCGGCACATTCCGACCAAGCGCGCGGTCAACGCCCGAGTAGAGGCGGATCCCGCAAAGGCCGCCTATGAGCTGATCGGAATCTTCGAGTGGCAGCAGTTGCGGCTCGAAATTCTCAAAGGCGAGACGAGAACGAAAGCTCCGCCTGCAGCCTTTTATTCATCGCGCAATCCGGTCCTCGGTGTGCGGCGTGAGGCGCTGCGATACGAGGTCCAGGAAGGCGACATTTTCGAGCTCGTCGATCGCGGGCTCGCTTTCGAGGTCATTGATCCGCAGCCCGACGGTACGGGCTGGGTGTTTATTCAACTCAATCAGCGTGGCCGGCATATCCAGGCGGGATTGGCGCCATGAGCCTGCAACGGTTGCTGCTGCGTGCCGCATTCGTGCGCGCGTTGTCCAATGGCGGATCGCCGCCGTATCCGACCATAGCCGAGGATCGCGTTTACGACTCTCGTTTTGGCGACATTCAGACCGCCGATGCGCAATCCATGTTGCCGGTCATCGCGGTTTATACCGACGCAGATGAACGGGAGTTGCGGGACCGTGGCGATGCGTATGGGGCCTTTGATCGGAGGATCGACGTCGCGCTAGAAATAGCCATCGGGACGTGGAGCCAGGAGAGCGGCGCGTTCGGCCTTCCGCAGACAGACCCGGAGCTTGAGGCACTGCTGGACATTCTGGAAACGCAGATATGGCGAACGATTTATTCGGACACGCCAGCAGCTCGCGTCCTACGGAAGATGCTCAAGAGCATCGAGTCCTGGGATTCTATTCCGGGGCGCACGTCGGACGGCAATAACAAGGTNTCGGCNCGAAAGATCACGCTGCGCTGCTGNGTGCACGACGACTGCCGTCCGATCACGAGCTACCCTGAGCCAGCGTTCGATGCNGTGCAGGCCATTCAGGAGAGTGCGCCCTACCTGCAATCGCTGCTTCAGGACATTGAAAATGCCCCGGTGCTTGCGAGCGTGAAAGCGATGTTCGCCGCGATGAAGAACCCGCAAGCGCCACCAGGACAGGGTGTCCTCGAAAGGATCGGCGTGAAAGTTGATTTGGTGAAGCCGGAGACGGGCGCGCCGGATGGTGAGCCTGACGTTGAGGCGGAGTGGACAAACCCAGCAGGGGACAACTGATGCTGAAACCCATCTACGTCGTACCAGCGCCGGACGCGCTCGTGCGTGACCCGGATCGCGACTATCAGCCGGTTCCGGCGGAAGGGTGTTACGTCAACCCGAGCCCGTATTGGAAGCGGCAAATCAGTGTTGGCTCCGTGACGGTAAGAAAGGGACCGCCACCGGCCGCAGTATCCGCACCCGAGCAAGCCCGGGGGCCAAAGAAAACCGCGAAGAAATGAGGTGATCGACGATGCCGGTCCAGTTCAACGCAATTCCTGATGGCGGCACCCTCCGGGTGCCTTTGTTTTATGCGGAGCTGAATGCGGCTCAAACGCCGTATCAGTCTATCTCCCGGCTCGGCCTTATCGGGCAGATGTTGGCCACCGGGTCAGCGACGCCCAATGTGCCGGTGCAGGTTACGGGCAATGAGGATGCCTTGTTCGGTCAGGGGTCCATGCTCGCGGCGATGTGCAAGATCGCGCGCCGCAACGCGCCGTTCCAGGAGATTTGGGCGCTTCCTGTTGCGGATGATGACGCTGGTACAGCGGCGGCGGGGAGCATTAAGGTTGAGAGCGGCCCGCCGCAATCCGGCACGCTGACCGTCTACATCGCGGGGCGGCGTGTCCGCATTGGCGTTACGACCGCTGACAATGCGACCGCCGTGGCGACGCGGTTAGCTGGAGCGATCAATGCCAACGCGGACTTGCCTGTGACGGCGACGGTCAACAGCGACACGGTGACGGTCACGGCCCGCCATAAGGGTGTGCAGGGCAACTTCATCCGTATTGAAACGGATTATTACGGCGATGAGGGGCCGCTTGCGGCGGAGATGCTGACCATCACGCCGATGGCCAACGGCTCGGGTGATCCCAAAATCGACGATGTGCTCGCGGCGATGGGTGATGACGAGTTCGACTGGCTTGCTGGTCCGTATACGGACGCCACGAACCTTGGCTATATCGACGCGCTGTTGAACGGGGTCTCAGGCCGCTGGTCGCCGTATCATCAGCTCTACGGCCACTACATCACGGCCAAGGAGGACACGCAGGCCAACCTCAGCTCCTTCGGCAACGGCCTGAACAGCCCGTGGACGTCGGTGATGGGCTATTACCAGAGCCCGACACCGCCGTGGGAGTGGGCAGCAGCGCTCGCTGCGGTGTGCGCGGCTCATCTCTCGTCAGCGCCGGAGCTGTCGCGTCCGCTGCACACGTTGGAGCTGTTGGGTGTGCTGCCGCCGAAGAACCGTATGGCGCGGTTCGATCGCCAGCAGCGCAACAGCCTGCTGTTCGACGGCATCAGCACCTACTACGTCGACTCGGCGGGGCAGGTGCGGATCGAGCGGGTCATCACGACCTACCAGAAGAATGTTTGGGGCGATCCCGATGCGTCGTGGCTGGATATCGAGACCAGAGCGCAGGCGGTCTACGCAATCCGCTATCTCCGGGCCAAGGTCACGGGCACCTGGGGCCGCGCGGCGCTCCGTGACGACAATCCGTTCGGGGTCATGGGTGTCGCAACGCCTGCGGACATTCGCGATACCATTGTGCATGGCTATCGCGAGCTGAGCGCGCTCAACGTGGTCGAAAATGAAGACCTCTTTGAGCAACTGCTCATCGTCGAGCGCAATGCGATCGATGCGAACCGTGTGGACGTTTACTTGCCGGCGGATCACGTCAACCAGCTTCGCATCATCGCGGTGAACGCGACCTCATTCCTCCAGTATCCGAGCCAGGTCTAACAGGAGGCCCTGAACAATGGACTGCTGTGACAACAGCGGCGGGCGCGTTGTGTTGACGATCAACGGCCGCCGGTATCGTTCGCGCGGGACGGTTACGATCCGTCCCATGCGGTATCGCCGCGAGGTCGAGGCGAACAATGACGGGTCGATCTACGTGACGACCCAAGCGCGCCCGGCCGAAGCGGAAATCACGCTCAGCGATCAGTGCGGGCTCCGTATAGACGAGCTCATGGGGCCGTGCTTTGTCGATGCCACGATCGACCTGATCGACATGAAGCGCAAGTATCTCTTCACCAAATCGACGATCGTGGGGGATCCCGAGATCGCGTCGGATACCGGCGAAATCCGTGGTCTGCGTATTGCGTCTTCGATGGTGAAGCAGATCGAATACTGATCCGCGGACGGCGGTTCTTAGGATAGAGGGCAGATCACATGGCTAACAACAATATCGCAGTGACCTTGCAGCTCTCGCGGCCCATTCAAACCCACCAGGGCACGACGCGGGAGCTGCATTTCCGCGAAATGAATGCGGGCGTGATGATACGGCTCAAGAAGCTGCCGTTCACGATCCGGGGGAACGACGCCGGAATGCGGGAGATTGACACCGACTTTGCGCTGGCGGCGAAGTACATCGCGGAGCTTACCGGCATTGAGGAGGAGCTGCTGGAGCAGCTTACGCCGAAGGACTTTGCGGCAGCGATGCAGGTTTTGCAGGAGCTGATTGCTGACGCGGGAAACTGACCGGGATGGCAATCGAGCTTGTTCTCGGTTGCCAGATGGACCCGCGCACGGTGCGGGACATGCCCGCCTCGGAAGTCAAGTTTTGGTATGAGGCGGCGGTCCGTAGGCA